CCGCGGTGTAGGAGGGGTCGACGATATAGAGGCGGTTCGACCGTCCGCGGAGCTGCGCGATGAGGCTCAGGAGCCGCGCGCGACGGGTCGGCATCGGGGCGCGGAAGAGGAGCCGACAGGTCCAGCGGTTGCCGGGGCGGGAGTAGGTGCGCACGGCGCCGGAGAGGGCCGACGAGAAGACGGCCGTATTGTCGAGCGTGCCCCAGGTCACCTCGGAGGTGATGAGATCCGGCGGCAGGACGAAGTCTGTCATCAGCGTATCCCGTAGCGGCGGTCGAGCTCGTCGAAGATCCGGCGGTTGTTGTCCGCGAGGATGGTCGGCAAGGCCTGTGTGAGCTCCATTGTCGCACCACGCGCGTCGATGTTGTAGGACACCGCCACGCCGCCGCCCATGCCGGCGCCGTTGGGGATGATGGAGCCTGCCGTCGACGGCACGAAGAGCTCGGGGCCGCGCTCGCCGACGAGGTAGGGCGAGCTACCCGTCACCGGGCCGCCCTTGGCGCGCGGCTTGATCGCCGCAAGTGCCGCGGAGGCGAAATCGCCAACGATGCCGCCAGTCCCTGCGAAGGCGCCGAAGAAGGCAGAGAGAAGCTGCTGCGCGGCCAGCTCGGCGAGCATCCGGCGGATGACGTTGATGAAGCCGGCGAGCATTCCCTTCAGCCCGTTCTCGAAGGGGTCGAAGAGGAAGTCGGCGAAGGCCGACTGCATCGACCGCGCCGCCTCCTGCGCGAAGACGGTCATCGCCGTGACGCGCTCGCCGAAGCGCTCCTCGTAGGACTTGGTGATGGATTCCACCACGCCGTCAGCTGCCTTGTCGGCGGAGTCCTTGAGGATGGCGTCCGTCTCGCGGACGAGGTCTTCCTGCCAGTCGGCCAGCGCCTTGGCGCGCTCGGCGTTCTGCAGGCGGCGCAGCTCGGCGATGTATTGGCTGAATGTCTGTTCGGTCTTGCCAGTGCCAGCACGCTTTTTGGGCTTGTCACTCTTCTGCTCTTCTCGAACTTCGCGGGCGATGCGAGCCTCTTCGGCTGCAGCCTCTGCATCAGCCAAGCCGCGCACGACGACAATCATGCGCTCAAGCTCGCGGATTTCCTCGGCAGCCTGCTTCTGCAGTTCAAGTGCCTGAGCACCACCGGCGCCGCGCATCGCCACGCCGACCATGCCTCGCGAGCGCTTGGCATCGGCCAATCGCTCCTCGAGCAGGATGAGCGTGTCGCGCTGGTCCTTAGCTGTGACCATGCCAAGCCGCACGAGCTCGGCGCGGACGAACTTGATAGCGGACGCCGCAGCCTTGAGCGCGACGTTGAAGCCGTCAATCAGGGCGCCGGTGATGGCGTTGGCGGCTGCGACCAGGGCGGGGTCCTTCAGCGTGCGGGTGAGCTCCGCCATCGCCTTTTGGCCCTCCTCGGTCTTCTTCGCCGCCTCCGCCACCTTGCCGAAGGCGCTGACCAGCAGGCCGCCTGTGATGAGGCCGAAGGCGAGGTTGATGGCCTTGCCGGTCACCTTGGCGGTCTTCTCCAGCCCCTTCATACCGCGCTCGGCCTGCGCAAGCGCAGCCTTGGTGCGGTCGACGGCTGTGATGACTACTTCTGCCTTCGCCATGCGGCCTCCTGATCAGCGTGCTCGAGCTTCGCCGCTGCGAGCAGCCCGTAAAAGTCGCGCTCGGTCATCTCGAAGATGTCGGCGGGCAGGACCCCCATGCGAAGCGACAGCGCGTAGATCGCTCGCAGATGGGGGTCCTGTGTCAGTTTCCCTCGGCAGCCTCGACGCCGGCGGCTTCGGTGCCGCCGTTCATCTCGCCGACGATGCGCACCAGCACGTCCGGGTCGTACTGGTTCATCAGCTCCATGCGCTCCGCCTTGGCGAAGAGACGAGCCCCGGACGCATCGCGCGCCCGGACGATGAGCGTCATCGCCATCGCCTCGAGGTCGAGGATGGTGCGGTCTCCGTCCTGCTTGGCATACAGGAAGATGTCCCGGCGCTCGGCGAGGGTCATCTCGGGCCAGTAATAGACCGAGATGCCCCACTCCGGCACCGGAATCTCCTTGAGGTTCTCCGGCGAGCGGCGCTCCTTGAACTGCGCCTTGGCTGCGTCCTTCCAGTTCATCAGGAGGTCGCCACCGTGAGGGCACCGTTGCCGAGGAAGTTGAAGGTGATCTCGGTCACCGCGCCGCGCTGGACGTTGCGGGTGATCTCGGTGATCAGCGCGTTGCCGCTGTAGCGGGTGGCACCGGCGCCGACGCCCTCGGGCGCGAGGACGAGCGACACGTTGGCGCCGGGGGCGAGGGCCACCTGGCCGGTCGTGTCCGTCTCGTCCCAGAAGGCCGTGACGGTGCCGTTCCACGACGTGATGGCGGTCACGTTGTAGGTCTTGGCGGTGTCCGAGAGGTTGGTGTCCTCGGCGTACTCGGCCGTCGCGGTGAAGGAGAAGCCGGTCACCTCGGCGACGGTGTTCGTGCCGACTCGGACCAGGCCTTCGCTGCCGTGGTGATTTGCCATGAGAAAATACTCCTAGATTGATGGGGTCAGTCGATGATCGAGCCGGCGTCGAGCTCGCTCGTGCGGTACATGATGCGGAACTGCATCCGGGCCGAGCCGATGGGGGCGTCTCCGTCGAAGGAGTGCGACACCACCGTATCGGTCAGGGCGCAGTCCTTGACCATGCCCGCAAGAGTTGGGTCAGCGCCGATCGCGTTCTCCACGTTGGCGCACAGCACATCGAGGCGGTCGTCGAGGCGCGCAGAGTCGCGCGAGACCACCTCGATGGCGAGGGTCAGCTCCCGGCCGAGCCGCCGGGGATAGGTCAGCGTCGTCTGGTCCTGGTTGACGACCTCGTTGTTGGTGTAGACGAGCGCCGCCGAGACCGTGTCGGCCGGCAGCGGGTACACGCGCGACTTGGTCACGGTGTCGGCGACCTGAGCAGCCTCGAGGATGCTGACCACGCGGTCGCGGATCTTGAGCCGTGCGTGCGACATCAGGCCTCCTGCAGGATGAAGAAGCCGGCCTCGGTGACGAGGTTCTCGGCCGCCTCGGTTTCGAGGTTGCTCGCAAGGTCGAGGTCGTAGTCGAGGCTGACCTCAAGGCGCAGGACGGTGATGCCCGTGCCGTCGTGCTGGAAGTCGCGCACGACGTACTGCGCGTCGTTCACGTAGAGCGTGTCGCCGTTCTGCACCCGGCACGGCAGCGAGGCCGTGGCGATGTGGAACATCGGCTGGCTGGACGAGAAGGGCGCCTCGGCGACATCGACCGCCACGAAGGCGTTGTCGAAGATGCCGACGATGGGGAACACGCGCCCGCGGTTGCGGTAGCGGCCCTTCACGGCCCAGTCGTTGAGGTTGAAGAACGCAGCGCGGTCGGCGGCGGACTCAACGGCCATACGTCACCCTCCACATCTCGCTCGTCGGGGTCTGCCCGGCCCAGATGACCGTGCCGGACAGCACCCGCTTGAAGAGCCGCTCCCATTCCGGGTACGGCCGCGCCGAGGGGTGTAGTTCGACGCCGTCCCATTGGGTGCGGTAGTCGGCCGCAGCCAAGAGCAGGGTGCCCTTCGTGACGCGCTGCAGCTCAAGCAGCCCCGGCACGATGTCGTCCTCAAGCAGATGCTCAAGCACGTCGACGCAGGTCACCACGTCGAAGCTCGCCGGCGCAAAGGGCAGCGCATGGATCTGCGCCTCGACCACCCGCTCGCCGTCGCAGAGCGCCGGCACGGCCTCGGTGCCGCGCACCGGGCCGAAGCCGAGCTGCTCCGCAGCCGTCAGCAGCTCACCACGCCCGCAGCTCACATCGAGCAGCGAGCCGGAGAGGCCGACCAGCGCCGCCCGCACCGGACGCAGACGGTCGTCGTGCATCCGATACGAGTCATACCGGGCGTAGACGTCCCGGTACTTCTGGACCTCAGCCTGCCTTGCGTCCACGCTTCACCGCCGGCACGGGAGCCGGGGCCGGGGCGGCCTCTACGACCGCCGGAGAGGCCGCAGGGGCGACATAGGCGCGAGCCCAGCCCTTGC